GCCCTCATCGGTGAGGCTGGACCCGAGGCGGTTATTCCGCTCGATAGGCTGGACAGAATGATGGGTGGCGGCTCCGGAAACTCGACCGAACAGGTCATCAACCTCAATTTCGACTCAATCAATATCGGGGCGGGCAACGCCGTCACCGCAACGGAAGTGAGAGACATAATGGAAGCGCAAATGCCGAGCATTATTCGCAATTCTCTGACCCGTGGAGCGAGGGGTGTAATATGAGTAATCAGAAGCAATCCATCACCAAGCCCTTCTCCCGATTGAAGAACGGGTTGGTTGAACTACAGCGCTGGTGGCCTGCCTTCGTGAAGAACGACGGTGTCGGCGGATTGACCGTGGACCCAATGCTTCTCCAATCTGACTTCGGTCCAAAGACGAAGGCCGACGATGGAGGGCTCAACAGCGAGAACGATACTCCGGGTGTGCGTGTCGAGGCAATCAACGATGACGGAACCGTAGCCAAAGGCGACGATAACTCAGAGGTATTCACAGTCACAATCTCCGGCGCAGGCACATTCGCCCCCCTATGCACGGTCAATCAAGCCGGAATTGAGACGAAGTTCTATCTCGTCGCCCCATCAAGCGACACCGATTCAGCGGCGGCAAGCGAATACGGCGGAGGGGCTGGGACCAACGAAGAATCGTGGGGAGGTTCACTCAACACGGTCGAGAACGCTGGCCCATACCCGGTCTTTATGACGATTCAAGAATTTGCAGAGATGCTCGATACATATCGACACATCGGAACCAACGACGACGAGAAGGTGGCTTTCTTGCCACACGGAAATGTCGGTGGTGGCCGACACTCCACATCGAGTTCGAGCGCTAACCCAGCGGTAGCCTCTGACCCTCGTATCTCATCGAATACGAATTGGCCTGCTGACGACAGTTCCGCCAACCTATCTCAGACACAGGTTCGAGCAACGGTATTCATGCCGATGTTGTTAGACAACAATCAGTTCGATAAGAGAATCTCGAATGCCACTATTGACATCACTCAACCATTCAACCCGGGGAACGCCGCTTACACCGGTCCTTTGGTCGCTACAGGCGAAGGAATTACTCGATACGACCCAAACCCTACCGGAGAAGACTCGGCCACTATACGCTACAAGAACCTCGGTTATTCGGGAGACCATCTCACAGGCAAGATTGGTGCATGGTCGTGGTTTGGTGCTAATTTCACGCACGAGACTTTCGACAGGCAACACCTCGGATATTCCAACGCCGACCTTTCTCCGGATGCCACTCCCGCACTCGGACCCAAATACAGAATGAGAATGGCGCTGGCTTGCTTCCTCAAGAACGGAACCTACGACATCACAGATGGCGGGACTATCATCCCCTATGTCTATGATGCCGACAGGGTGATTGGAGGGAAGAACACAATGACCCTCTATCAAGTATGGAACGGGAAGGACGGCTATGACGCCGCTGACTCAGACCCACAGTATGACTGCGACGCACAGATATACCCGATGTTCGACTTCGTGCAAGGACCTGTCAGTCCCGCCGCACAGGGGGCGAACGCATCATTCGACGCTTTGTTGGGTGTCAGTCGTGGCGCTCCGAATCTCAAGACATTCCGAGCCAGCAGTTCATCCTATCGAGAACAGATGAGAATGTTTGAATGCCGACCCAACCCAAGGCGACATCGAGTTTTCGGAGTCAAGATGACGAGCGGAGATACAACCGCCGGTGGTCGTCTGATACTCTATGTCGAGGTCGATTCAACAAATGACTTCGACTGCTTTGCACACAAAAAGGCGATGCCGATATATGTTGATGGAATGACCGGTATTTATGGCTCAGACAATACAAATGCCGATTTCTATCCCGACACATGGTTAGCAAATCTCTCAGATGTTGATGCCAACCAAACAGCGGCGGCGTCCGTGAACATGAATGGTTGGTTTGTCACTATCAATGACGCCCCAGCGTCTCCGACCTCTTCCACCTACGACGCCATATTCGGTGATGGGGATTCGACCGCTGTCATCTATCAGACAGTCGAAGTCAAGATGTTGAACAAATTCTATCCAGCGTCCGATTCGACACTCTATCGCATAGGCTCTGCCGGAAGTCCATCGACCGCATACATCAGACAAGGAAGATACCCGGGCTATGGCTCCAATAATTTCGGACTCGGTGCTTATCAAATGAGGGCTCCCGGGACAGCGGCAACCCTCGCCACGACTAACCGGTATTCGTATATGGGAGTCGGAACTTGGGCGGTAGGTGCGCTCACTTCTGATTCGAATGTGCCATGTGGCAACAACGACACATTCCCCGGAAGGCCGACTGTGTATGAAGCGACTCGACCGGACACTTCGGGCAAATACAACACAGACAGCCAATTGACAGAGAGGACGATTGGTCCTCGCAAAGCCGACGATTCAACCTTCTCCATTTCTCCGACTATTGCTGGTAAAGGTGGTGGCTCTCTTAGGGTTCCTCCGCCTATCGGTTGGGATTTGGCCGCTTGCTACTACTCAATGTGGGAAGGTGCGGGTTCGACTGTCAATCTGACGAATCAATACGGGGACACGATTTACGA